ATCTTTGCAAGATTTACGTAATTTTTTATATAATTTAGCTTCCGGGCCCATACGGATTTTGAGGGAACGTCGTCGTCCATCTAATAATCTTTTTGCAGTTTCTCAGGTAAGATTATACTTGATGGTTTTTGAGTTTTAATAACTAATCTGTGTGCTGTATGACCTTTATGTCCTGCAATTGGAATAGAGTTTTCATGCACTTCCATACGTCTGACTCCCGCAAGTTTGCCATTAACTTCTACAAAAACTTGCGCGTTCTTAATTGCATCTGATCCCTCAGTAAATTGAGATAAGAATTGTTGAAGGTCTTGTACTCTCATAGTCCTGCTTTTTTTAACATCTCTTGATAGTCTCTAACCTTCTCAACTAGGTACTTGTTATCCCTTTGTAAGTTTCTCATCTCTGGAGAGTTATTTCCAATTGCTTTTAAGTTAGCCATTTCAACTTCAACTTCTGTAATTTGTTTTCTTAGTTGTCCGTTCAATTCTTGATGTGAAGAATCTATAATTCTAAGGTTATTATTCTCTTCTGACAATCTGTCAATCTCTTTTTTTAAACCTATGACTTGTGCTGACATTTCTTCTATAATTTTTTTATTGCCATCCAATTGATTCTTAGTTCTAACCCAATCAGACTCTCTCATCTTATAAGCCCAAATTTCTCGCTTGTGTTGGTCAACAAGTAAACTTAGATCTAGTTCTCCCCTGTCATCGCTTTCGTGTTTTCTCTCGCTTTCATACGTCATATCTTCTCCGTGTTCTTTCAAATTGTTATAAGTTCGTTTATCTTTCATACCTTGACAATATAGGATAGTTACCTTAAATTGTCAATATGGGAGTTCCAAAAAGATTAACAGAAATGCAAAAAAGATTTGCAGAGTTCATCGTATTCGGTGGACCAGACGGTCCCGTCTCTCAAGGTGAGGCCGCTAAGCTAGCTGGCTACTCAGAAAAAAGAGCGAGACAAGAGGGATCAGAATTAATGAATCCTAGATTGTCGCCGTTGGTAGCAGCATATATAGGTAAGCTAAAAGAAGAAAGACTAAAAAAGTTTGAAGTTAACTATGAAACACATGTAGCTGAACTTGCACGTATTAAAGAACTCGCGTTAAAGAAAGGCTCTTTCTCTTCTGCAGTAAACGCTGAAACAAATCGTGGAAAGGCTGCAGGATTATACATAGACAGAAAAATAATAAAAACAGGGAAACTAGAGGATATGACAGAAGAACAATTAGAAGCAAAGATGAAACAAATTTTATCCGACTACGAGCCTCTTTTAAATGCGCAGACTGTTGAAGGTGAGAGTGAGGAGCAGCCAAAAAAGATTTCATCAAATTAAGTTAAAGGAAATAGAAATCCTTTTTTCCTTTTTATTTAAGTTTGGCTCTACCCTGTGTTTAAACCATCCCGGAAACAGTATTACCTGATTCTCAAGTGGTGTCATTTTCCATACCGCGCTGTTGTATTTATTATGTTCTGATAAACTACTAGATGGCCAATCATATGCTAAAAAAGATGAAGCGGGATGTAAAAAAGCTATTTCACTATTGTTTGGTGTTAAATAAAACGATCCTGAAACAACACTGTAATTATGTGAGTGTTCAATATTATAATCCTTGTAACCATTTATATTTATCCACACAGTGTCTATCTTTAAAGGATCTTTATAAGCAATTCTTTTTCTGTAATGCTCTCCAACTCTTAAAATCTCTTTAAACAAATCATTTAAAGGTGCATGCTCACCCGTAAGACGTGGTGATTGCCAACCGCCTTTATTACTTACATTACTGCTTTTAGTTGTTTTTTTCATAGCCAAGCAATACTTAGCCATCTCTTTCACATTCAGGTTAAATTTTTCTGAATGAATCGGAACAGGAAATAACTCCATAATTTTTTATATTCTATATCTTTTGTATCCTTCTTATCCACTGTCTTGGTATCATAGTTCTATCACCAAAACTAAAACTACCATCATCTTCCTTATCATAAGATGCAAATAGTTTTATTGCCTTCTTGTCTTTCGAGTATAACCACCCTTCATTAATTGGTCTTGCAAAAGACATCTTATCAAACTCTTTCTCGGTTGCCCAGCCCGAATCACTCACACAATCGATCCACTCCACTCGGACTTTAGGAAAAGGTATTTCGGGAGTTGTTGAGTTTACGACTATTTTTCTTCTTTTCTTAGGCATAATTTCTTCTAGCATCTATATAGGGATCTGAAAAGTTTAAAAAGTTTCAAAAAGTTTCCTCGCGCGCCCGATAGGGCTTTTTGAGAAGTTAGTATTTATGCGGTTAATTTAACATGGTACCAAATAATTGGTACCATAAACCACATTTGGTCCATAATTGGTCCCACTTTAAGCCAGTATTTATGCGGCTGTCCCTTGAAAAGTACCAAAGTACCAATTATTTTGCTCCAAAAAAAATTTATAAATTTTTTTAAAACTTTTTAGAACACTATATGGTACCACAAAATCTAATTTGTGCCATAATACTGCCGCAAAGTTGCCATATTTTCTTTGGCTTCTGCAACAATGTGTAACAATTTGTCAATTTCACCCGTAATATCTATGTGTTCTACAATCACAGATTGTGGAGATGCCATCAACATGTCTATTTTAAGCAGTGCGTCTTCCATCTGGTGCTGGTAGCGCACCATCAGTGCCTTATAGATTTGCTCTCTCATTTACCCTCCTTTTTAATTAGTGAATCACCAAACTTGCCTCTAAAGCCCCATGATCCATGATGCGTGGTCCATGAGTCCAGATTCGCGTAGATCTTAATACTACAACGTCTAGCGAGCTCAGAGAATGCTAAATCTTCACCCTTCCACTCATGGTCATTAAAACTAGTGTCCCAAAAATTATACATATACTTTTCAATCGCGCCCTTATATCCAACTTCAGCATCCATCTTATCAGCATGCGCTTTATCAAACTTAATTCTTCTATTAGCGTATTTCGCCATCAACACTTTAAACACAGATCTATTAATTAACATTAAACCAGCAGGAGCAGACTTAAGTTCTACTAAATCAAATGGTAAAATTTTTATATTATCAGGATCTAAATGTTCAACCGGATATCTAACCTGATTAGGATGTTCTTTTAACCTATACGGAGTGACTACAATATCCTTTTCAGGTACTAACATTCTAAGTACAGCATCAGGTGGAAACTCCACATCAGCATCAACGAACAACATGTAATCATACTCAGATGCCATGAAGCCAGCAGTCAATAGATTCCTCGAATGAGTAATCAAAGAAGATTTAACCGATTTAAAAATACATTCAACACCGGACCTTGCTAACACTGCGTACGTGTTAAGAAGTGAGACACAAGTCTCAACCTTCATCGTGTCATAACAGGGCATGGCAATAAAAACTTTAGGTTTATTTTTTTTCATCAGCCGCCTCTTTTTTTTCAAAAATATTATCATCCGACACCTTGAAGTTAGCGGCCACTGTTATTCGTGTCGCCTTAGATCTAAACGAAGATACCGAATGAGTTAGGTTCCATGGAAAAATAAAAAAGTCTCCAATCTCAGGTCTAAAACCAAATGCGTTAGCATGAAAGTTTTGTGGATTACCTATAAAAAAGTTTAACGCCGCAGGACCATCGCCGGTACCCTTCCATGCCTTCTGTTCCTTCTTTATCTTATCAGGTACATCTAACACCAAGACACTAGATAGATGGCAGTTATGATGTATGTGTGGTGGATTAGACTCACCCTCTTTCATATAATTAACCCATGCAGATGTAGTTTCAATAGCGTTTAAATTAACAGCGTACCAATTCTTATAAGCAACGCCGTATGCTCGTAGATAAGGTGTTATAATTTTAGTGTACTTAGGAGAATCAATTTTATATTCACCCTTAATGATACCAGCTAAATTATCACTCCAGACTTCATTACTCTCATCACAAAGTTCACGTAAAGCCTTGATATCATTAGGTTTTATCTTAGTCCTAAATAGTAACGGCCCCCAATGAAAAATTGTATAATCTAATTTTTCTTCCTCTATCGTTTCACTTATAATTGGTTTCATGTTCTCTCCTTTGTTTGTCTTACTGACTCCTTGTAGGATTCAGATAATTCTTTTTTCTCTTTTTCAGCGTGCTCTAAAAAATCGTTAGATTTTATTTTTACATCCGCTTGTTCTTTCTCATCAAATCTTAATTCATTATACATATCTAATCTCTTCAACCACTTATGTTTCCAAGACCTTAAGTCAGCGTCTTGAAACTTAAACTCTTGATAATACAGGTCAGGTGTACAGACCATAATAATACCTTGTCTAATTTGTGATTGATAAACGTAGTCATGTGCCATACAATACGCCGCAATTTGTAAAAAATAATCTTCAATCCACTCTATCTTCTTAGGTCGATTTGCTTGCTTAAAATCAATGATAGTATCTAAACCATTGTGCTTACAAACCAAGTCAGTACTACCAGCGTATAGACCCGGATAATACAACGTGACTTCCGACCCGTAATACTCTTCCACAGGGAGTAAACCTTCTTCAATAATTTTTTGGGCCATGGGCTTCGCCGCTTGTCCGATCCCCGTAAGATCATCGTACCCAATTCCTTGAATATGAGATTCCAAGAATTTGTGCATGCTGGTCCCACGCTTACTAGATAGATTCTTGATTCTTTCCGCTTCCTGCTCTCCAACTTTGGCCTTCCAATCTTTTAAGAATTGTTGATTTTTTGTACGGCCTAATATCGTAGTTACACTAGGAAGTCTATACCCTGCGACCTCATAGGTCCGTGATCCTTGGTCCGTGTACTGTGTTCCAGTGATGTATTTATATTTATTATTTAGTTTCATCCTTCTTCCATTCCCAATAACCTTTAACCCATGAGTTAGGGTCATTATCTATATCTTTTATTAACTTTTCAGTTGCAGTTAACTTTTCTTTCTTAGTATTTTTTTTAAAAATTTCGTCCCATCGTTTACGGTACAGATCTGTGGAAACTCTTGATTTACCATCCCATTTTCTACCTTTAGATTTCTTACTCATGATACATACACCATCATAAGTAGACTTAGGACCGCAACAAATGTGAGTCCACTAAACAATAATATAAAAAAATTATTTCTCGGATCCCGCATGTAATTTCTGAGCTTCATTGTATTTTTTCATGTCTTTTAATTGAACTGAGTTGGCAATATTACCAGCAACAGATATTCTAGTCACATCAGAATAGAATGGTGCCACGTAATGTTTTACCCACGCAGGAAAGATAAACATATCTCTATTGGTAGGTTTAACAGATTGATAAGTGATAGATTGTCTGTTGCCTTCACCATAAATAAAACCTAGTGATCCAGGCCCACCTGATCTACCGTCATATGCTTCTTGTTCTTTAGTAATTTCGGGAGGTACATCTAAGAATATAACAAATGACAATTCATCAGAGTGATCGTGTGGTGGATTGAATTCATTCTTCTTCATAAAGTTAACCCACAAAGATGAAAGCAAATAATTAGGTTTATCCTCAGGTTTATAACGAAGATTCTTATGCTTTTGAAATGCTTCATCATAAACACCTAAAACTTGAGCTATCCATGGAAGAAATATTTCTTTCTTACGAAACATATATTCCTCTTTAATAACTCCAGCAAGTTTATTACTATAATCTAATTCTTTAACTCTACTAGCTTTGGCTTCTTCTAATAATAGTTTATGAAAATCTTCTGAAATTTTCAAATGAACTATACATGGTCCCCATGTAAATACACCATATGATATTTCTTGTTTTTTATCTGTCATTCTAAATTCATTGCCTCTTTATATTGCTGCATACTTACCACCTTACCATCAACATTATACTCAGGTGTATAGTGATCTATAATTTGTTCTATCTTTTGAAGTTTAACTTTAGAATGAGGCCAAAATAAGCGACATACATTAAAAGCATCTCTATGACTACACCTCCATCGGTATTGCATTTTTTTACCCATCTGTCCTTTGCCGGGTGGTTTTTTAGCAAATGACCCTACGGCTAAAGTTTCGTGAATCCATTTAATAATATCTTCTTCTGTCATAGATACTTCTAATTGTATGGTCCAAGTTGGATATGCCTTCTCCTTTTTTGTTCTTTTTCGCATGTATTGTTTGTAAGTAACGTGTCCTTCACCGTCAAACAAACCAGCTATATAAGCTATATCACTTTCTTTCATTTATTTCCTCTCTCAATTATCCACTTAAATGTTGATGTAGCTGGATCAAAACCATCCATGTCTACTTTGCTGCAACTACTTAGCAGGATTATAATTCCAATAAGAATCACTATCTTCATGTTTAATTTCTCCTGTAGATTCGCACTCCCAACATTGATGGATATTAACTTCTCCATCTTCTTCGTCTTTTGTTTTAATAAAGCCATTGCCTTTACAATTAAAACAAATAGTTATCATTTCTTGTCCTTTATTTTGCCATTAAGTTTTTTTGCTTTCTCGTTTGCCAAACATTCTACAGTCTTGCTAATTGAAAGTTTTGCATCGGGCAATAAAACTTTAGACAATGATATTAATGTATTGTATGTTTCTTTTGTTAACGAAACATTTCTATATTTAGTTATATCAGTCATTGTGTCCTTTCATATATTTCTGAGCAATATATAGGATCAAAGGGAGATTTGTCAAGTATGAAATTTATATTAAGTATGATTATGTGTACAAGTGTTTATAATATGTGCATAGATCCAATACCTTTACCCACAAAATATAATAGCCATTATGAATGTATGATAGCTGGCTACGAGGAGTCTATTAAAAAAGCCAAAGAGATTGGTCCAGCTGAAGTTAATAAGTATGGAACTATTATAAAATTTTATTGCACTCAGGAAAGTACCATTTGACAATGTGTCCAAATTGTGTTAGAGGCTAAGATCTTCTCACCACAATAACCTATCGTTTTGATTCCCTCTTTACGATGGGTTTGTCATGATAAATTGATATTAATATTAATTCTTAAGTTTTCATCTGTTTGTGCCACGCTGCAATGTTTAATTGACCCATCAAACAACACTAATTGATTTTCAACAGAAACAACTTTTTCTCCATTTTCAAATAATGTGTATCCATTATTCGTATTAACAGAAAATAGAGCAACAGTATGGTTTTTATTCATGTCCGTGTGCATTGCGCTTTTTATGTGCTTATGTTTTTTTGTATAACAATTAACCTTTGCACGGTGCAAGTAGTTGAAATTTAAACGTCCTAAAATAGGCATTAATACTTGATTAAAATAATCACTTTTTTGTTGATCTTGATTATATAATATATGTACAAAATAATAATCGCCGACGTCTTTTTTATCAGCTACATAATCATTATAGTAGTGTGGGAAATTTGGTGACAATAAAAGATTCTTAATGTCTAAAAATACATTCTTATCTTGTATAAAATTGTTAATTATTTTCATTCACAAATAAATCCTTGTACTGTCCCTCTCCCATCTTTGAGGTACCAGCCGCTGGTATTATCGTTTGTATCTTTATAAGTTGCAATCTCTACCCTATGATCGTCGGCAAACATCAGACATTCATGTACTTTCATTGGTTTTGCCAAATCGTACTTCTCTTTTACTAACGTTCCATCGAACAGTAGTATTAGTATTATCAATGTTTTTGCCACGTGCAAACTCCTTTACAAGTTTATACCATAACTCTTTATACTTAGGGTCTTTTGTTTTTTTCCACAGTATTGCTACTTCGTCTATCTTCTTTATCGTCACCTGTTTTTTTACCCCATGTTATTATACGATCTAAATTATGAGCTTTCATCTTAATAATAGGACCATAAGGTTTCCATGCTTGCGCTACTAAATTAAGTTCAATCACTAAATTAGACCATTGTTTAGAAGTTATATTACTTACTTTTAAGTTTATACTTTTTTCTTTCATACTGTATATATAGGGCTTTATAGGATGTTTGTCAACGTCCTTTTCTACCTTTTCCTCTATATTTTCCCATTCTTTTTTCGTGTTTATTTCTATTTTTTTTATGACGACCCGGACGCTTTTTAGGTTTATCGCGTTTAGGTTTAGTAACTACACCAAATCTAGCTTTTTTACCCATTTTTAAACGAAGGTTTTACTTCAATACGAGTAGACTTATTTATGTGAGGCATATAACTAATTTTACCATTTATCTTTTGTTCTAAATCAGTTCCGCATGTAACACATCTATATATAGTTTTATAAATAGATACGAATACACTTTCCTCTGTGCAATGTGGGCATGTGCCGTTTACAACTTGAGCTTCTACATTAAATTCTTTCAAATATTTTTCGTCCATGTTTCTCCTTACGTGTGTACTTCTTTTTATCCTTTATTACTGTAGGTGTAAAGAATTTTAAAATCTTAGCTACTGGGTTTTTTCTTCTATTTTTTTTAAGAAAAAATGCGTATAATTTTTTATTCAAGAATTATTGCTTTTATGGATTTTTCACCCATGTATATTTCTGTCTTTGCTTTACCCTTCCAGCATTTATAAGACACGCTTTCACTGTAGGTCCTCTCCGCTTCACGCTTACCGCGTAAACAAACTGCCATCGATGGTTGAATACGGTGCTCCTTAATTTCTCCGTTTACGAACATTAATAATCCTATCACCGCTTCAATCATTTTCCGTTTCCATTTTTGTAGTGCATATCTCTAGCTTTGTCTTTTAATGATTCAATATCAGTTAAAACTTTATCCATTTGTTTTGTTAAAAATTCTATATTTACTTTATTTAAAGCCATGGATTCAATATGTTTGCTTAACTTATCCGTGGTCTTGTATAAATCCTCGATCATCATAAATTGCTCCGAGTCCGCAGGAAGTGATCCCAGTTGTCCACGTGGCCATTTGATTCTAAACTCTGTATTCTCAGTTAAGTCTTTAGACATTAGTTCTACTGTTGTTTGAATTTTGTTTTGAGTCTCAATAATACCGAAGTAAGCCCAGGTACCGATCGCTACCATCGCGATCAACGAAGCTACCGTCTTCATAGGCATTTGAACTGCTGCTTCTTCAGATATTTTTAATGGTTTAGTCATCTATTTTTGGTTTTGGCTTTGGTAATATATACCCTTTTGGAGGCATTTTCAATTTACTTCTACTGGGTTTTATGAACTTATCTCCCATTAATTGAATGTCCGGATTTTCTTTTTTATACTGATCTTTTAAATCATCCCAAAGACTCTGTGAATCAGCTGGTCTAGTGTTATCTCTTGCAGGAGTAACACCCCTACATTTCTCAACCAATAAAGCAAAGTTTGAATTAAGTGCTAAACTAGGATTACTATTAACCCTACCACACATTTTCATTAACTCTAATTGTTGTTTAATTTGTACATTTTCTTTTGAAGTCTTACAATCTGTGCCTAAATATTTTCTGTAAGTAAATCTAATATATTGATCTTCATGTGTATTACTATCACTATAATTATAATCAGTATCTCTTTGTTCTGTAGAAATTTCCATTTCACCACATCTTACACCATACTCATTTAGATATTCGTTTCTAGCATGGGCCGGAGGCGCACAAAAAGCTAAGATAGTCATTAATATAATTAATATACCTGTAAAATAATAATTCATCCTGGCTACCTCCATACATAACTACCTATTTAAATCTTTAATATCATAGTCATGCTCTCTGACTTGATCTGCTAATTGTCTGTATAAATTCTCTGCCATTTGCCAAGTAGACTCAGCAGAAGTCAATCGTGTATTTTGATCTACAATTTTATCTTCAGCAACTTTTAAATCTCGCTTAAGATCTACAATTTGTTGTTGATTTGAATTAATTGTGTCTGTTAAATTTACAATGTACCTAACGCCTGTGAACGTTCCGACTAGCACTGAAGCTACCACTGGCACCATAACTATATTTTTTTTTAATAAGTCTGCTAAATTCATTTTTTTTCTTCAATTTCGTAGAAAAAGTTATCGGTATCTTCCGTTCTCCATTTTCGAGTGTCTTCTACATTCCACTCAGAAGTTTGAACTTTCCAGTCAGGAATTTCATCTTTAACTGTAAAAGATGGAATGTCCCATATTAGTCGGTTGTTAGGTTGAGCTGCATAGTTGCCGTTTTCTAACGCAAGTATGTGTGCGCACTTATGTTCGTGCGGAATCTCAGAATGATCTGTGTCGAGTATATTACTATCTGGGTGAGCAAAATCAACTGTAAAAAGATACGCACCATGATACCATTTTTTATCTTTACCAATGTATTTGCCAGATTGTCCGTCTAAGATATCATAAGAAGTAACAGCAGGATAGTAACTAAAACAATTCCAAAGCTCCAGCTCGTCAAGTCGCATCCTAGGTATTTCTTTGACATCAAACCCTCTTTGAACAAAGGCTGAAATAGGCAACCTATAAAATATTGCACCATTTTCCATAATTGCATGAAAAAGTAACGGACGACCAGTAATGGACGAAAGCCCAAATATGATGCAGTCTTCAACTTCGCCATGATGTTTTTTAAGATCATAGAGATACTCTCTCCTGATCTGTGCATACGTCACAGGAATATTTACATTGAGATAAGCCATAGCGCATTACAAAATTATAGCGCCAATAACAAAACCAATAACAAAACCGATTATGTATTCTCTATAGTATAAAGACCACACATCCCATTTTACTCTTAATTGTTTTAAAAATTGTTTCATTTTTCCTCCTCTTTTATATTACCCCAGTTTGGTCCGGATTCATAGTCTACTTTGTTAGGCACTTCAAGTGAAACTGCGTCTTCCATTATTTCTTTTATCTTACCCGCATTGTCACTAACCGATATATCTAATTCATCATGAACTTGTATATGTGGAATAATTCCTTCTTTGTGTAATTCTATCATTGCTTTTTTTGTCATGTCTGCAGCTGATCCTTGTATTAATCTGTTTAATGCTTTGTAAGTGTAAGCTCTCTTGATCCCTGGTCCGTGTTCCCTGAGCGCTGCATCATGTGGTAATGCTTTATGAATCCCAAATTGATTGGGCTCCCACAAATGGAAACGACAAAGACGACCTAGCAATGTTCTAATTTTACCTGAGTCCTGTGCTCTTCTCATTACAGCATCCATCATTTGTTTTACGAATGGAACTTTTTTATGGTATTGCCTAAATAGTTCATCTGATTTTTCTTTTGACACACCTAATTCTGCTTGTAATTTATTTTTACCCATACCATAGAACAGACCAAGATTTATGGTCTTAGCCTGTCCCCTCGGTATCTCTGCCATGTCTGCCACGATAGTATGGAAATCGGCATCACCTAATTTATAGGCCTCCAAAACTTCGTCCACGCCATAGAGATTCTGTAAAGCTGCATAATGCACTACCAACCTAGGTTCTTGCTGAGAATAGTCAAAACAACCCCATGTATGACCCTCCTCAGGTATAAATAATGACCTAATCCGTGGTCCAAGTTCCTTGTTTCTAGCAGGAATCTGTTGGAGATTTGGATTAGAATAAGAAAACCTTCCCGTTACTGTGCCACCGTTATCTGATCTTAGTTGGTTTATTTCTGCATGAATTCTACCTTTGTGATTATGTTTTAATATGGTATCAATAAACGTGGTATGCGCTTTATTTATTTCACGAGCGCGGGCTATTCGTTTCACTAGTGGGTGGGGGTGATTCTGAAGAAAGTTTTTTGTAAATGATGGAGAATTTGTTTTTTCGGTTCGGTCAAATTGTAGGTGAAGTTTTTCAAAAACTTGCGCTATCGACCTCGCTGCCCATATTTGGGTATCTACTCCAGTTTCTTCTTTTACTAATTTTAGGCATTCTTTTTCTTCTGCTAGTAATTGTTCTTTTAATTGATGAGCTGCTTCAACATCTACTCGTACTCCTAAAAAACGCATATCGATTAAGCAAGGGAAAAGTTCAGTCTCTAATTCAAAAATAGATTGTATATCTTGGTGTAAGATTTCTTTCTTTAGTTCTTGCCAAAGTTCATAAGTAAGTTCAGCATCTTTTTCTGCATAAGCGCCTACATACATAGCTGGTAGCATATACATCTCTGCTTTAGGATCTACTCCCCATGACTTTGCTGCATCATACAAAGCTGATTCATCTTTGCCTTTGCCTATGTATCTTCTGCTACAACTGTTTAAGTCATAACGCATTTGATTTTCATCTACAATTGCGGCAGCAATCATAGTATCAACAATCTTACCATTTATTTTAAGTCCTAAGGATCTAAGCCAACAAACATCATACATTGCATTATGAAATATTTTGATAGAATCTGTGTTTAGAACTGCTTGAAACCATTTTAAAACTTTGTTTCTATCCATATTACCACCACCTTCATGAGCAATTGGATAATAAGCTGACCAATCTTTAACAGCTACAGCAATACCTGTGACATCTCCTCTACCAGCAACAGCTCCTGATCCCATTTTTATTAAGTCAGGATCTTTTGTTTCTAAGTCTATTGCAATTTCAGTATATTTAGATAAATCAGGAAAAGTTTCTGGTGGAATCCATTCAGTTTGAGGTTTAAATAAAGGTTTTTGTATCATTTAATACCCCAGGTGTTTGGTTTATTTTTTGGTAAATTTTCTTTTAGTTTTTCTACTTTTTTATAATCTCTTTCAAGAATCATTTCTAAAAAATGCATAGCTTTCAATATATCCTCTCTTTTTCCTTTCAATCTGTGACGACAGATATATTTTATAGCGCATCCTTCTGGGAAAAGCAATTCATTTTCTACAACAAATTTACTTGGTTGAATTTTAAATTTTTGATAATGTGATCCTCCGTGTTGTTTATCCCAAACACTCATATTGCATTCCTTATTAATCGGTTAATATATTCTTCATGTTTTCTTTTTTTAACATGTGGCCTACGACTATATGCTAGATCCCATGCTCTACCTTTTTCACTTTTTCTCCATTTTTTTCTTGCTCGTTTTCTACTTTCTTCGTAGGGATGACTCATAATTTATATCCTTTGTATTCTTTTTTGGGCTCTATAATATGTAAATGTTCCTTGGTCCTTGTTGCACCAACATAGAACAATCTATTCTCATCATCAGGATTTTTTTCATAAGACGTTAATGTGTTTTCACTAAGGTCTGTTAATAAAACTACATTCTGTGCTTCTCCACCTTTTGCTCCATGTATTGTTGATAATTCTATTCTTGGATCTTCTTTTAATCTTTCTCCATTTCTTCTCATTTTTTTTAAATAGTTTACATCTCTTTTAGCTGCATTATCAAATGCTTCAAACCAAGTTAATTTAGTTTTTAAACCATATTCTTTTGTAAGTTTATCAATGCCATAATAAGATCCTTTAGTCATACCTTTAAGCATTTTTTTATTAAATTTATCAGAACTCATATAAGCTGAAATTTTTATTAATTGTTCTTGAGTTAATAGTTGACCTTGACGTAAATGTTCCCAGTCTACAACAGCAGAATAAAGTTCTTTTTCTTTAGTCTTTTTATATTTATTTTTATAATACCAACCATTTTGATAAATGTGGTTTTCTAATTCGTTAAGCATATATTTAGTTCTTGCCAATACTAACCATTCACCTGAGGACATATCTATTTGTTCAAACTCTTCATATCTAGATAAAGATCCTTCATGAACTTTAGGTTTCCATGATTTATCAATTCTATTTTTAATTCTATTAATGATTCCCATGGCTAGATTGTGAACTTTAGCTGGTATTCTATGTGACTGTATCAATGGAAGCATTTGTCCTTCTTGTGCAATAAATGAATCTACATCAGACCCAGCCCATCTAAAGATAGCTTGATCATCATCACCTGCAATAAATGAATCGGTAGTTTTATTCCAAATACTTTTAGCCATATCCCATTGCATTAATGATAAATCTTGTGCTTCATCTATGAATACTACGTCAAATTTAGGAGACTTATCTGACTTAATAAAATCTAATATCATGTCATTAAAGTCTATTAGACTATTTTCTTTTTTATATTTTTCTAATTCTGTAGCAATTGTAATAACTTTATTTCTTTCTAAGTCACTGTTATGTTCTCCTGCATCATATAGTTTTTCAGGAGCAATATTTCTTAGTTTAGCTAGATTTATTAATCTTAAATACTCACTATCTGTGGTAAAAAAACCATTGTGGTCATCTTCATATTTAGCATAACCTATATCTTCTTTAACTCTTTTACCAAAATCTACGTAGTGTCTGCGCTGCATTACGTCTTCTTTTTTAATACCTAGTCTTCTAAATGCTAATGAATGTAGTGTTCTAAAATAAGGAAGATCATCCTCAGTTAAATTAAATTTTTTTATTGCTTCATCTCTAGCATGATATGCAGCTTTTTGTGTAAAA